AATTTTGTGAAAAATTATTACCAGGTACAATCGTGGATTGGCGATTACCTCGTATAGTTGTATCTTTCATAGAGATTTGGTTAGCCCTATTTAAACTTTCCTTATTTACTACTTGTTTATTTGTAATCTTATTTACTGCCATTTCGTCTTCTCAATGCTTTTAGTTTATCTAACTTATTATTTACTTTACCTTTGTATTCTTCTGATTTAACTCCATTGATATCAACATCACCAATAGCGATAGCTCTTTTGATATCAACTTCAACTGCTCTATTCTTTTTAACTATATCTGAATTTACATTTGTTAATCCATCAAGTTTATTCATAATACCAGTCATCATTTCACTCATTTGAAGATTACCATTATTTGGTTGATAAGTATGTTTTTTTTCACCATATATATCACTATCATCTTTCAAATTACCATTAACTTCTTCAACTTTTTTTGGCTCAGGTGGTTTGAAGTTTGGACTATTGGTATCGTGTTTTATTATTCTTTTACCTATTATTTTTTGAACTGCCATTTTTCTTCCTAATCCGCTTTACTTGATTTTTTGTTCTACCATTTCGGTTTAACCATTCATTCTTTAATCTTCTTTGTCTTTTTCGTTCTTTTGCTGCTTTATTCGGCATTACATTTCTCACAATCTTTACAACATTCACATTTACAATCACATTTTTCCATTTTATTTTCTCCTATTGTTTATTATAAATTTTCCCATGTTTTAACATCTTCATCAATTTCATTCCAAGTTGGTTTTGCACCAGGAAATCTTGCATTAATACCTTCAATAGTAGATGAATTATCTGCAGAACCATCCATAGTATCTCCATGTGCAGCATTAGTTAATGTTCCGTGCCAACCATATCCTGATAAATCTTCAACACGAGTTCCATCACCTTCATTAAATCTCCAATATCCTACAAGACCATCTCCACCTGAATTTTTATGGTTATAACCAGTTCCACCATTATATACACTTGAAACCCAAGTAGTATCTTTTTCTTCACTATAAATAGCTATTTCATCAAGTCCACACGCGTTTCCGTTGTTATATTTAACATTACGAAGACCCGTTTCTGTATTTGTTCCACTGGCTAATACTGTCCTCATACCAAAAGCCAGACCTTTATTCATTTGAGAATTGGTATGGTTAGTCCAGTTCACAGATTGCTTTCCTTCACCAAATCCCCCATATATGTGATATCCATTTAAATATATTTTACGGAGCATGTTACCATCTCCATCAACATTATCAGTACCTGCATATGTTGCTACAATATGATACCATCTATTCAGTATTAAATGATTACCAGAACCAGGTTCACCATTAGTATTTTGGTCGTGCAATAAAGAGCCTGAAAGGTGTCCTTGACCTGAATTATCAAAGTGATCCTGCCAAGTTGTGTTTTTTACTTCTGAACCACCTATACTAAAATATGGTTTTGATGCGTTTTTCAAACCAAATTCAAATCTAGAATTACTATCCCTTTTCCAGCCAATTGGAAATGAATCACTATAGCTTTCATCAGGTCTCCACCAATAAGAAATAGTAAATCCTGATTCTGCAAGTGGTTTTCTACCAGAGCCCTCATCAAAGCCTTTATTTGTAGGGTCATTAGGAGTAAATTGTGTTGCTACCAAATCCACTCTAGCAGTGTCATTCCTACCAAGCTGATTATGTTCATCATTACCTGTAAATGATAAGAAATAATTTTCAACAGTAGGTACATCTCCAGCATAGGTTCTTCTTTTTTCATTTATAAAATTTATATTTCTATCTATTAAAACATTTGTATCTTCAAATACTCTTTTAGCTATATTTTCATTTATCTGTGATAGGTATTTATTCTCTGGTATTTCTAACCATTTACCCCAATTTAATAATTCATTACCTTGTTTCTTTCTTCCAACTTCTATTAATGTAGGTATTAACTCCGTACTATCTACATAACTCATTGTTTTAATTTTTTCTTCATACATTTTTTTTGTTTTTGAGGCAATTGTATTTTCCATCCATTTAGAATTATTCAACTCTTCTATAATAGTAAATTTATCTTTTTCTAAAGTTAAAACTTGATTAGCTAATTTAGTAGCTTCTATTTCTAAATTTTCAATAACTCTATCTTTTTCTTCTAACTCTTCTTGATGTTGAGCTTTAAAAGATTTTATATCTTCCATAGGATTAGAATTAAATATTTCATTTAGTTTTTTCTTATCTACTTCTTTTTTATTTGTAGATACAGAACTACCAAATCTTTCTTTTAACAAATCTAAACTCATTATCTTGGCCTTTCTTCTATTTGTAACGATGATAACCTACTTCTGTGTGCAGTTGCCTTTATTTGATGTTTATAATTAGTATGTCCTGCAAATAATTGTGGTTCTGTAGTTCCATTGATTTCCCAATAATAATCATTCCAATCAACTATATCACCAGCTTCTGGATAAAAGTTAAGTGAACCACTTGCTAAATTTTCTCTTTGAAAGTACATTTCAATTGATGAATTTAAATCTGTACCAAATTCATCTTGTATAATTTCAGGTTCGTTATATAATATTAAACAATTTACTCTAAATCCAACATTGTAGTATTTTGTTGTTGATTCTCCATATACATTTTCATCAGTTCTATCGATATCTACCTTATAGATATCAACCGATTGACCAACTATCTCATCAATCAATTCTTCATTCATTTGATTAATTAAATCAAATTCTTTTTGTGGTACGAAAAATGGTTTTGTTTGTGACATCTATCTATCCTATGTATATCTTTAATGGTGCCTTATTTAATACGGCCTGTTGTGAATCCGCTACTTCTTGTTCTTTTCTTGCCCCTTCAGCTAACGAAACTGATTCTAAAAATTCTTTTAATTCTTCTAATGCTAATGATTTTTCTTCTCTACCTTCTGCTTTTAATGCATCACCATCAAGAGATACTTCACCATTTGGAAGTGGCATTGAAGCATATTTACTTCTGATAATACCAAGTAATTCTTTTGCTAAAGCTAATGTAAATTTTCGTATCCACTGTCTTCCAGCAGCATTTATTTCTGAATATGTTATAAACTTATAAGGTATATTTGATGGGTCTGATACCTTTGAATTTGTATAAGTTCTTGTTGTTGATTGTTTATCATCCTTTAAATAATAATGAAAATATACTTTATTACCATTATCACTACTTTTTGGATTTGGAAATAATCTTAATTTATTATTTATCAATTCAAATGAATACGCAGATTTTCTGATTAAATCATTTGTTTCAATAGCATTTGCCCTTGCCAAATCATAAGATATAGGTCTTAAAATGTATGATACTGCTGGAGAAACATTACCAAATCCAAATGAATCTAATAGTTCAATATTATCATAAGTTCCAGCAAATGGGTCATAAAATCTTGATACTGCAGCTGGCTGTTGTTGAAAAACTCTTTGTATTTCAAGTCTATCACCCGTTTTTTCTAATGTTGAATCATTTTCTAAATCATAAACTTGTTGAGAACTTGATAAAGTAATTGAACCCGTGTACATACTAATACTACCACCAACATTTGCAGCTTCTCCATATTGTTCTGATAACATAAATGATGAACCCATATGTGGAGCTTCTGGCTCGTGTGAGCCCGTGGCACCTAATGCAGAACCACTTAATCTACTTGTTGCACCATAATGTTCCCACATCCAATTCTTTGTATTATAATGATGTATTTGTTGTGAATATTCTGATATTGCCTCTTCAAAACATGCATAGATTGAACCTGATTCAAATTCAAGTTGCATAACGGGATGACCAAGTCTTCTTGCTACAAACTTACAAACAGATAAACTATCTTCTTTAAACTCTGAATCATTATCATATATACCATATGGTGTTGAACCAGATATTTGGGTTACCGAAGTTGGTTCCGAGTAAAGATATTGAAATTTAGACATTTATTTCTCCAAAAAGGGTATTATTCATCATATATAAATATCAAGGAAAACAAAAAAGGGTGAGATATTTCCCACCCTTTTAAGTTGTTTAACTATTTTATAAATTAACTATAAAGTTTAGTTATTATGCAACAGTAAATGTACCAGTAACACCTGTAGTTTCTGGAACATTAAATATTCTAACTGACCACTCATCTTCTTTAATTGCATAAAAGTGCCAGGTTGAACCTGCTTGTATACAATTAGTAGCAACACCATTTGCAGGTGTATATATTATCTTATTAGATGTTGGGACTGAAGATGTACCACCAGATAGTACTGAAATACCTGCTCCAAGAGGACCAATTACTTGTTTTGAAAATACTGTACCTGCTGCAGCACCATTGTTTCCATCTGCTAATGCTGAACCACTTGCATGAATTGTAAGTGCATTGTTTTCATCCATATCACCAGTGAATCGTATTGCAAGGTGAGCATTCGCATTAGCTTTTGGTAAGTATATTGCAGCGACCGCACCTGAATCTCCAGCAAATGTATTAACTGCACTAGCTGAAACAACAACTGGAGCGATACCTGCCGCACCAGGTGCAGATCCACCAGCAGTATCGGCTTCAGCATCAGTAATTGCTACTGCAGTTGCTGTAAGATTTCCTTCATATCCTGCTAGAAAATCTAAATAATTACCTCCCATAGTTCCATTAACACGAAAATTACCATCAACTTGTCCACCATCTCTTAACGATAGTTCTTCATCTCGTTGATCTACTTTATATTTACCTATTCTTTTTCCCATTATTTTTCTCCTAAATGTTGAGTAACTACTCTCTAGGTTTTTAATTTTTTTTATACTAACCTTGTTTAGTTACTACTTTGGCTAGTAAATTACATATTATAATTCATATATAAATATCAATATAAAAGAAAAACCCCCAAATTAATGGGGGTTTTTCAACGATATTATATTAAGTACTTAACTTATATTAAGTTTAAGTCTTTAATTGCAATCTGACCATAGAACTCTGGTCTTATCATTTTCTTAGCATATCGTGTCATTACACCTTTTCTTGGT